AGATTTTATTGATAATTGGGACTTCGCGCTGGTATTATATTGTATTGTAATGGGTTCCAATTTCGTATTGTTTTCATTTTGAAATAAATGTTGATAATCGTCTATTTTAAATAGGGTATTTTTGTTGTTATTAAAAAAATCAGAATTATTCAAATAATCAATATCATCAAACACATTAATCTTATAATTATTTTTGATGCCTAAAGTAGAACCATAATAATCTAGTCCATGTATAAAACGATTATTGTAGAGTAGATTACTGGTTAAATATATAAATAACCCATCTACGTAAGCGGAGTTATTGGTGTCTAATAACTTTGGGTGACACTCATCTGATGTTGAATTTAATTTGGGTAAATTAAATATTTTTTCATCGTTAATATTATATTTTCCTGTTAAATATTTATATGGGTCTAATAATGGAGCTAGCTTAAAAAATACTTCTTTATGAATTGTCTTTTGCGTTGTAAGATTACTGATTTTGCAATTATACAAGTTAGAATTTTCTTCGTTCTGTTTATCAACACTATAAATATACCATTTATGGTTTAAATTGATACTATTAAAGTTTGTATCATTTAATGAAAAGAATCGGGTGTAAATTGGAATATAATTTTGTGCATTGGATAGAAAAAGAGAATCTGAATCTTCTAAACTTTTGAAAAGTTCAGGGTTCTTTCTTTTTTGATAGTTTACAAATACCATACTTTAGCTAATTAATATAAAAATTATATTTGTTTTTAACTTATTATATAAATTATAGATTTTTCTCAATATTGTAGATTTCTATTCGTATTGCAAATTTTCTAGTTTTTCTACAATACGTTTAAATTGATAAAAAATAGTTTCTATTTTAAATAATAATGACTTTGGAACTTAAAAAATTTGATATGAAAAGTATTAGCTTTAAACCAAATGAGAATAAAGGACCTGTGGTGGTTTTAATTGGTAAGAGAGACACCGGCAAATCTTTTTTGGTAAGAGACTTACTTTATTATCAACAAGAAATACCAATTGGCACGGTAATATCTGGAACAGAAGAAGGGAACGGCTTTTACGGAAAAATGGTGCCAAAATTGTTTGTGCATAATGAATACAATACCGCCATCATAGAAAATATTTTAAAACGTCAACGCACCGTTTTGAAACAAATAAAAAAAGAAATGGAAACGTATAAACGCACTACGATTGACCCCAGAGCCTTTGTTATTTTAGATGATTGTCTATATGATAATACGTGGTCGCGTGATAAAATGATGCGTTTACTTTTCATGAATGGCCGTCATTGGAAGGTCATGTTGGTCATCACAATGCAATATCCCTTAGGCATTCCACCGACACTGCGTACCAATATAGATTATGTGTTTATCCTTAGAGAAAATTACATTGCCAACCGCAGAAGAATCTATGAAAATTACGCAGGTATGTTTCCAACCTTTGAATCATTTTGTCAGGTCATGGACCAGTGCACAGAGAATTATGAGTGCTTGGTAATCAATAATAATTCAAAATCCAACAAATTACATGACCAAGTGTTTTGGTATAAAGCGGATGACCACGGTGATTTTAGATTAGGCTCCAAAGAATTCTGGGAATTATCAAAAGGACTGAAGGACGACGATGAAGAAGAACAATATGACCCAAATGCAGCCAAAAAACGCGGAGGAGGACCTAGAATTAGTGTCAAAAAAGCGAATAAGTGGTAAACCGCTTTTATAAAACTCGCTTTTATAAATAAAAAACGGTAAAAGTAACTTAAAGACTATCTTATTATATATTGTATAATAAGATGTCACAACTAAACATTGTAGAACTCATAGAGAACAATCCTATTACAAAGCTTTCTAGCACATATAATAACAAACTGTTAGATAAAATTAAAGAAAAATTTTGTCATTTTGAGCAGCAATTGTTTATTAGTAGTTTTTATTGCTACCTAAATTATGATAAAAATATCGATTTTGTAGTTAATTTGGATGATGTATGGGAATGGCTAGGTTTTAGTCAAAAAATAAGAGCTAAAGAACTATTAGATAAACATTTTAAACTTGATATAGACTATAAAACCAATCTCGCTTTCTCTATAGGGAAAGCGGTTTTTAATACAATAGAAAAAGTAAAACAACATGGCGGTCAAAATAAACAAACCATAATGCTAACTATAAAATGTTTTAAATCATTGTGTTTGAAAGCACAAACGAAAAAAGCATCCGAAATACATGAATATTACATGAAATTAGAGGAGGTTTTACAAGAAACATTAGAAGAAGAAACAACCGAATTAAAATTGCAACTCGAACAAAAAGAAAATATTATTTTAGAAATTAAACACACCGTAGAACAAGAAAAACAAACCTTATTACAAAATACAAAAAAAGAAAAACAAAAGGCCGTAGAGCAAGCGATCATTATCCAATTTCCACTAAACACCGAATGTATTTATTTTGGAACGATTGATAATACCAATGAAGCTGGCGAGAAATTGATTAAATTTGGACATACAAATGATTTGGCCACTAGAATAGCCGACCATCGTAAAAAATATACTAATTTTATTTTAATGCAGGCGTTTAGAGTTCAAAATAAAGTAGAAATAGAAAATCTAATAAAAACATATCCGAAAATAAAAAGGCAAATTCGTTCACTCGAAATAAATGGGAAAAACAAGACCGAAATTATTGCATATGACGATATCAATTTTACGATTGAAAAATTATCTAAATGCATTAAAGATATTATTCACTCTAAGACATATAGTATTGATAATTTCAATAGGTTGATGAAGGAAAACGAAGAATTAGAAAATGAAAATAGAATTTTGAAACAACAAATCAAACGTCAAGAAATGTCCCTTACCCAAAAAACGATTGAGATAAACGAATTAAAGGATAAAATAGAATGTCAACAAGAAATTTTAAATACCGCAAATGCAGAGAACCAGTCTGTTTACCAAAATGTATTATTACCCGAAGACGAGCTGAACAAAAAATTTAATGAATTTATTAGTAGCATTTGCATAGTGCGTCCAGATGTAGAAGAAATATCTGTCAATATAGAAGGGCGTTATCGTTTATGGAACCAAGTTAAACCCACAAAAGAAACCTTTCACGCTTTAAAAAATTATTTGGATACTCGATTCAAACCAAAGCGAATTCAAGGAAATCACGGATACGCAGGTATTAAATTAAAACCGATTGAATATAAAAAATCGAGAGAAAACGACAGTGTCGAAAACTTTATCTTTCAAGTATGCAAATTTTCAGACCGCGGAAAAATACTAAACTCAGTATTGTTACGTGAATATCAAAAATGGAAAGTATCCGTTGGTATAGAGCTATCGGAAAACGATATGAAAGAAATAAAAGAATATCTAAATGCTTCTCCATATGCTCTTAAAGCAACAGTATGGACTCCTGAAGGAAATAATGAAGGTTATTATGGTTTGGAAATAAAACAAGTAGAGTATAAACCAAAATATGTATCGTCAACTGGCAAAAAAGTTTATAAAAGAGAGTGTAATACAGATATACTATTAGCAACATGGGATACAATTGCAACAGCTGCCACATCAGAAGGCATATCTCCTGCTAAAATGAGTAGATGTGTGAAAAATAAAAATATAATAAATGACTATTATTATAGTGTTATTTAGTTGTTGTATGATGTTACCTTTAACCATCGTCCCTTTAACCATCGTCCCTTTAACCATCGTCCCTTTAACCATCGTCCCTTTAACCATCGTCCCTTTAACCATCGTCCCTTTAACCATCGTGGACTTTAACAATCGTCAAAAGAAATCGTTACTGGATATTTTATATAGCAATAATCTTTCCAATGTGTGCCGTCATTATTTAATTCACACCAATCAAACAATATTTTTCCATTGGATGCTTTCATAGGAAGCCGCTCCCATAAACGGTATTTAAAATGAAACATTATATTCATGATTCCCATTTCATTTGTTTTACAAAAGCTATATTTATTCATTGCTTCCATTAATTGCTTTTTGTCGCACAAATTCAAAATATTCGTATCATAAATCCACATACAATTCAGCATATAATTTGAGTTTAAAATATTGTCTCCGTAAATGTCTTTTAGTTCATCAATGAATTCTGGTTTATCATAACTTAATTGACATTTAAATTCTTGGTCATCATATAATTTACCATCTTTTGGCGCTAATATTTTATTTTTATAATCTAATTGAAGCAAATAAGATACCTCGTCCAAAACCCTTAATCCTGCATCTAGATATACCACACGAGACCATTTCATAAAATAATCGTCGAAGACATGTAGTTTTTCCCATTGGTTTAATTTATTGATTTCTCTTTTATCCGTAGTGTCTAAAAATCCATTTTCACCGATTTTAGCAAGTAAAATAGATTTGTCTATTAGAGGAAATGTAACTTCGGTAATATTATAAAAATCCTTGAAATTCGCATTCAATTTAAAATCTATTGTTATCAACACTATATCGCCTTGCCAATTACCTTTACTTCTTAAATCAAGTATGGTTCTTTTGGCTTTATTAAAATAAGTGGCATCTGATACTAATACAAATACTGTACTGTCTTTTGTAGAAATGATTTCAGGTATATTTTTTGGTTCATTGTTTGACTCGTATATGGATTCCTTATTTGATTCCGAATAATAAAATTCATATTCTTCTTTAGTTGTAACTTTGTGAAATGTAATCGCTTTTTGTAATTGATAGTCGTCTTCATGTAACCCTAAATGAAATAAATCATTATTAATTTGGTTTATCTTATTTTCTTTTGCGATATCTTGAATCCAGATACCCATACAAAGGTCGTCTGGTTGGAACTCGGTGTTAACAATACTATAATATGATTCGTTTATTCCTTTTTGTTTAATATATGATACAATATGCGAATATAATTTATTGGATATAGCATAACCAGCACCTCCTGACATGTAACTACAAAACGTGGTTTTTATATGATTTAATTCTTTTCCAATATAATAACATTCGTTAGAATCATACTGAGTTAATAAATTTTTAAGCCTATTTTCGAATACAAATGTGTCATCATCAATAAATATATACCAATCGTAATGTGGTATATTCATATTATACATAAAATAAATGTATTTCCATGTTATATTTTCCATATGGTCCATGGTATACCATCCAAACTGGCGTTGTTCAATATTTGGTGTTGAGGTAAGATAAAAAATATCTTCTTTATTTATGTTTTGAAACATACTGTCCATTTGGTATTTCATCCTAGTATCAATATACTTATTGCATGTAGAAATAATATAACAAATTTTCATAATAATTATATTATTTTATTATTTTTAAACCTTTATTCTAGAAAGATAATTCTAGAATAAACATATTCTACAATATAGATATTCTACAAATATGTTTTGTAAAAGTTAAATTGTTCTTCTTCTCTTACATTATGAAATGTAATGGCGCTTTGTATTTCCTGTTCGTTTTGATGAACGCCTACATGAAATCTATCATCATTTAAAAGAATAATATTATTATGTATATGGACTAATTCTTGTATTAATAATCCAACTGTTAAATCTTCGCACCAATGCTTATTGGAAAATTCTATTCCGTTATTTTTAATATGACTTTGTAATAGAATAAATAACGATTTTGACATTACATAACCAGCACCTCCTGACATATATAAACAAAAGTCCTTTTTAATATGGTCTAGCTCTTTCCCAATATAATAGTTTACGCTTGAATCAAAATTTGATAAAAAATCTGCCATCCTATCGGTAAATACAAATGTATCGTCATCCATAAATACATACCAGTCATAATGATATTCGTTGCAATCGATATGATACAAAAAATGCAAAATCTTCAGTGTTAAATATCTATAAGAATCATCTGTATTCCAACCAAAATGCCGTCTAGACATGTCTGGTTTACTTGTTAAATAAAAAATATTATTTGTGTTAATATTTTGTAAAGATGTGTTCGATTGATAAACAACTCTATCATCTAAGTATTTATCACATGTTTTAATAATATAACAAAGCTTCATAAAATGTTATATTATATTATTAGAGTAGTTTTATATTTTTATATAGAAACATGTTTGTAACAATTGTATTTATTTAGCTTGAAAAAAATATACATAGTATATATAATGAGTATTTCAGAAGAAAAGGCTATAGCTCTTGGTAATTTAATAGGAGAATTGGATGTCGCGTCGGAAATTACATTAGGACAACGAGTCGTACCAGGAAGAATAATCGAAGAATATCACAGCAAAATCGCACATGGTACACTCATTCCTGAACATATGAAATATCCTGGCGAAAAAGGAGGTAAAAGAAAGAAACTCGTAGGTGGTGGTATTTGTGAAGATGAACCTTGGGTAAGGCTATCTATTGATGCTGCTATTGTTTTGGCTAGTGCGGCGGTTGTAGTAGGCGTTGGTTATGCAGGTTTTGCAACATTACAATCCTTTATGGGTGTCTATGGATTAAAAGAGGCGTCTATAGCAATCATAAAATCTTTATATAATTCTTTAATAACCACATGCGGTACTATATTCACTGCAGTATACAATATGGGTTCCGCAGCTGTGCCTGTAGCAAAATCTTTTGGGGCAATGGCTTCTTCCATTGTAAGTGGTTTATATTCATCTGCAGGTCCAGTTTTATCTACATTTGCAAGAGCCGCCCCTGCAATAGCGATTGGTAGATACATTGGAACAAACAAAAACGCATATGAAGATGCAAAAAAACTAATAAGCGCATTAGATGCTAAATATAAAGCATTAGCGTCATATACAGGAGCAGTGACTCGTTCGATGAGCGAGAAAAAAGAAACAATACAACGTCAATTAACGGCAGCTAAACAGTCATTAAAAACAACATATGATAATGCAAAAACGACTTCCGAAGCAGTTATAACAAAATCGTCATCGTATTATTTAGCACTAAGAACAAAGATTTGTCAATTACTCGACCGCGGAATAGCATCGGTTGATATATCTGCCGGACTAGATGAAGCTCTTGCTACCATTAATTTTGAAGGTGGAAGAAGAAGACGTTCCACAAAAAAGACCAGACGTTCCACAAAAAAGACCAGACGTTCCACAAAAAAACGTAAGGGTTCCGTGAGAAGACGTAGAGTATAAAAAGAAAATATAGAAACAAATAATATACTAGTATAATTACTAGTAACAAGGTAAATAATATATATAATTACACGAACTATATATTATTGTATTTATTCTTCTTGTTTATTCGCAAAAGGACCGCTTACTAGTTGACTCTGTCCGTTATCACTTTTACCTACCACAATATTTTCACCCTCAAATAGTTCCTTACAAATATCCGCCGTAGAAATATTTTCTTGTTCTTTCAAGGTACACTCTTGAGTATTGATATTATTCACTCCAACTAAGTTTCCTTGTTCATCTATTGTTTGTGTCAATGTGTTACCAGATTTTTCGGCATTTTTAATATTTTCTTCAATGGCTTTTTGTTTCGTTTCTTTTACACGTTGTTCAAATGCGGATTTTGCATTAGTTTCGTTCTTTTGTTTCTCGTGCATTAATTGGTTCAATTCCTCTTCCATATATTCGACACGACTAGTTTTATATGCTTCAGGGTCCCAAGGCATCCACATACCAACTGGTCCCACATATACATCATGATTAGGGTCAATTTCCCTTAGCATTTTGCATCTTAATTCAGCTTCTTCTTGAGTAGGATAGGACCCTCTAATTTTTAAACCACGTGTACTTGTTTGAAAGTTATGAACGATATCGAATTTTTTCTGTAATTCATCTTCATTATTGTCTACAAATGTTTTGAATTCGTCTTGCATACTGGTTTTATTCAAATTCTCCTTCTCTTCTTTCACGAAATCCTTTAAATCATTCGAAATATCCTCAAACGAAACATTATATTTAAATGAAATGAAATTTAGAAACTGAACAAATTTTTCCATAGATTTATTTAGTTCCCATTTCTTTAGAAATTCCTCGAAGAAAAATATTTCCTTTTCCTTTAAAATTTTTTCAGGAGAACAAAATGAAACGCAAACGAATTTTTGACCAGCTATTTGTTTATCTTCTTCTAATAAATCAACATATTTAGGGTTAATCTTTTCCCCTTTTTGTTTTCTTTCAAAACCAGATTTCTTCGAACTATTATCTTTAGAACAATCCATTTTATAATTTTAATTATTTAATTTTAAGTTTTTTATCGCATATATATATTTTTTTCTTTTTATTTAATATAATGAACGGTTTAATAAACGTTGGTGAACTTGTGAAGAGAATCATTAAATACCTTGTAGAAGGTTTAATGGTAGCTATTGCTGCATATGCTATTCCTAAACGCTCATTAAATATTGAGGAAATTGTATTGATTGCATTAACTGCTGCTGCTACATTTAGCATCCTTGATACCTATGTTCCATCCATGGGTGCCACCGCTAGATCAGGTGCTGGTTTCGGTATCGGAGCCAATCTAGTAAAATTCCCAGGTGGATTTTAGAATACCATAATAGGTAATAAGTGTTTGTATCAAACAAATAAAAATATATATTGTAACTAATATACATATTACATGGTGAAAAAAATTGATTTGATTTATTATATAATAAATTATATCAAATAGATAACTATAAAGAATGTCTCAGACAATTTCAGAAATATACAAAAAAATTATCGAAAATATTGTTGGAAAAGAATATAAACTACCTATTACAAAAAATAAAGGTAGTCCAGGACAATTTTTGGAAGACTTAGTAGGTATTGCACATACGTCTAATTGTCTTGATTGTTCTGATGGAGAATTAAAGGCATTCCCTGTAAAAAAATTACAAAATGGAAAACTTTCTCCTAAAGAAACCGTAGCTGTAACTATGCTGTCTAAAGATGAACTTCTCACAAATGATTTCAAGACGTCCAAGTGCTGTAAAAAAATGGCAAAAATATTATTCGTCCCTTATCTTCGTAATGGTGACAATATTTGCTTTCTGATGCCTACAATCATTGATAAAAATAATTTAGAGTTTGCAGATTTGTATGCCGTAATTGAAAGTGATTATAACCTTATTAGACAAAATTATATTGAACATGGCGTTCTCGGCTCAAAGGATGGTATATTACTTCAAAATAGAACCAAAGGAGCAAAAGGCTCTACATCAAGGGCATTTTATATACGAACAGAGTTTATCAAGCAGTATATTCCTATTAGTTTGTAATCAAGACTTCGTTTGTTCTCGCATCCGGTTTTTTAGAATGTATTGACCTTCTACAAGATATTATTTTTGTATCATATATATGTGAAGGAAATGAGTCTTTTACAAGTTTAACTTCGGCATTACTCATGAGCATTTTTACATTTTTTTTCTTCATATTTCTACATTCTTTAAATAACATAGTATGGTTCTCTAAATTAAACCCATCTGAGGTATAAGATACAAACGATGTATCATTTTCTGGGACGTAAGGAGGGTCAAGATATACAAAATCGTCCTTTGTAATTTTATTTAGAGCATCACTAAAAGAACAATTTGTAAATATCACATCCTTTATCAAATTACATACATTTCTTATATGTTCTTCATCTAGAATGGATGGATTTTTATAGTTCCCAAACGGAACATTAAAACCATTTGGACCTTCACGATATAATCCACGAAAGCATGTCTTATTCATAAATAATAACATTGCAGATGCATGTACAGATGTTCTTTCTTCTTTTGATAAGGCGTTAAACCTTTTTCTAATCCAAAAATAATATGATTCAGGGGAAGACAAAGCCTCTTCAATTGTACAAGCCTTTCGATTTACGTTGCTTCCATTGCATTTCCCAAATTCTTCTGCTATTTTTTTTACCTCGCTTATTAGTAAATGAGGATTTGATTGAATATTTTTATATAACCATATAAGATTTGAGTTTATATCGCTGGCATAAATATTACCATTAATTGTTATAGCCCCATTTTCCTTATACGTGAGTAAAGCAAGAAGAACACTCCCTCCTCCCAGAAACGGTTCATGATAGTTATTCATATCTTTTGGAAAAAGTTCCATTATATCATGAATAATTTGCGTCTTTCCACCAACCCATTTTATAAAGGGCTTCGTTATTTCCATTAAATCTATATATTTATTCTTATTGCGAAGTGTTTAATCAATTTTATTAGAATTTATTAGAATTTATTAGAATTTATTAGAATTTATTAGAAGTTATTAGAAGTTATTAGAATTTATTAGAATTTATTATTCATTTTATTTTCTATATTTTTGATAAAAGACCTATTATAGAAAATAAAATAATCTAAATGTATTATATTATGGTAAAACATTCGCGCAGAAAATCGAAAAGGGTACGGAAGAGTCGTAAAAATCGTAAAACACGCAAACAACGCGGCGGTGTGTGCTATGGTAGAGGTGTAGGTGCAAATTCTTATGACCCTAATTTTTCGGTGTTTAATACGAGAGAATTACAATTATTTCCATACAAACCAACCAATTAGACACTTCCTTTATACATAGACAAACGACTAATTGGTATGGATAAATTCCCAATTTAATTCTTCACAAATTTTCTTCCATATTACATCTTGTTCTATTCTTTTTTCTTTGTCTTTTAACATTGGAAAAAACGCTAAATATTTTTCTTCTCCCAATAATTCGCATAATTTATATGCCGTATAATAATAATTTAAAAAATTAACTCTGTCATCAGGACAATACTTAGAATAAGGTGATTGTAATTCAATAAATAGATTACATAAGGTTTCTTCTAATTCTGGCGACATTATGGGCGGTTTAATTCCCAATTTATCTTTAATAAATGGTATATGTTCATAGTATTTATTATAGCCTAATTTCTTGAGTATTTCTTTGGTTTTCGCATTGGTAATTTGAGATATTTCTATTCTCTCCTTTTTAATCTGTATTTTTATATTTTCGATTACATCAGGCGGTATTTGAGTGGTTTCTTTATCTTGAAATTGAGCCAGAATTTCTTTGAAATGATTAATTCTTTTATAAGCATAAAAACACACTTCTTTTGGTGGTTCTTTGTAGGACGGTTTTTCATTTTCAATTAGATAAGGAATGCTTCTAGAACAGCTGTTGCAAACCAATACACCTTCGTCTTCTAATGGAATCAACTCACCTTTATAACAAACTTCACATATATCGGTCTGGCAAACATAAGAATTGATATCCAAAAATCCATCATCAATATTATTCAAATATTTTTGCACAACATTATTGGATTCTACATGTGCGTTTTTATTAGAATCTTCTTCTTTAATTTTAAAAAACATATTTACTAATTTTGATTTGTTGGTTGTTGGTTGTATTAATGAACCGTCTGATATATTTTTTTTATTTTCAAAATATTCAAATATAAATTTAGAATTGTCAAGGAAATACTCTTTTTTTTTGACCTTTATTTCTTTAATGTTATTGGTGATATCATTTATTTTATCTTCTACATCGAGTCGTTGTTCTATAGTAAGGTTACTATTTTCGTGTTGTAATTTTTGCTTTAGTTCATGTCTCTCTAGTTTTAATTCTGGTATTTTGTTATTTTCGTCCTTGGTAAATTCATTTAAAAATTCTTTGTGCTTTGTGTCAAGCGTTACGGAAGTTTTTTTATTAAACTTAATTTTTTTACTAGTTTTTGGTTTAAAATTAGGCATAGCTTCCTTTTCATAAATAAAAGTTATTTATTTAATTTATAATATATATAAAATATATTTTCTAATTACACCAATTCTATTTTACTTACAAGTAGAATACACTTATACGAATGTTATTTAGTTTAAAATAAATTTTTGTTTTCTATAAAATAGTTAATGGATATTAAAATTAATTTAGACACTTTAAAAGATTTAGAAAATGAGAATGTCAAAATAGACGTGATTAAATTTCAAAAAATGTTGTTACTATTTAACTCAATCGAACAAGGATGGAGTGTAAAAAAAAGAAATGAATCATATGTATTTACAAAAAATCACGAAGGTAAAAAGGAAGTATTAGAAGATTCATATTTGTTAAAATTTATGAAAACAAATTTAGACATTAGCAGATTCATAGCTTAGGTATATTGGTGTATTTACTATTTGGGTTTTTTGGGTTTTTTGTTTTTTTTGCTTTAAAGACGTTATTATTTTTGTTTTCACGACTTTATTGTTTTTAGTATTTTTCTTGGTTTTTAGTATTTTTCTTGGTTTTTATTTTAATTAATAATTAATTTTTATTAATTAAATTATTTTCAAAAATTTTTTTTTCTTTAGCAACTATATAAAAATGGGAGGTGGATTAATGCAACTAGTAGCCTATGGCGCCCAAGACGTTTACCTTACTGGTAATCCTCAAATTACTTTCTGGAAAGTTACATATCGCAGATATACTAACTTTGCCATCGAATCAATCGAACAAACATTTAACGGTCAAGCCGATTTTGGTCGCAGAGTCCAATGTGTCATCAGTAGAAATGGTGACTTGGCTTACCGCACATATTTACAAGTAACACTTCCTGAGATCAACCAACTTATGGGTCTTGGAAACTACACAACTGGCCAAAACACAGGTGTTTATGCTCGTTGGTTAGATTTCCCTGGTGAGCAAATCATCGCTCAAGTTGAAGTTGAAATTGGTGGTCAAAGAATCGATCGTCAATATGGTGACTGGATGCACATCTGGAACCAACTTACAATGACTTCTGAACAACAACGCGGATACTTCAAAATGATTGGTAACACAACTCAATTAACATTCATCACCGATCCTTCATTCTCTGATGTTGAATCACCTTGTGATTCCTTAGCACCACGTCAAGTTTGTGCACCAAGAAACGCTTTACCAGAAACAACCTTATACGTTCCATTACAATTCTGGTTCTGCACCAACCCTGGCTTAGCATTACCTTTAATTGCTCTTCAATACCACGAAGTCAAGATCAACCTTGATATCAGACCTATTGATGAATGCTTATGGGCTGTCACCACCTTAAACTGCAACAGTAACCCATGGTCCTCTGGCAGTCAATACTCAGTTGGTCGTCCAGTTCCAGCAACCATTGCATACAACCAATCTTTAGTTGCTGCATCATTATACGTTGATTACGTCTTCTTAGATACCGATGAACGTCGCCGAATGGCACAGAACCCACACGAATACTTAATCACCCAGCTTCAATTCACAGGTGATGAATCAGTTGGTTCATCCAGTAACAAGATTAAGTTAAATTTCAACCACCCTGTTAAGGAATTAATCTGGGTTGTTCAACCTGACCAGAACGTAGATTACTGCTCATCCTTAACATGTGATGCTCTTTTATTCAAGGTATTAGGTGCCCAACCATTCAACTACACTGATGCTATTGATGCTTTACCAAATGCTATCCATGCTTTCGGTGGCCCAGCAGCAGTTGCAGCTGATTCTCGTGCATTCATTGATGCACGTGGTTTATTCCAAGACGCAGGTGCTATGGATGAATACATCCCAGCAGGTTTCACTGGCTACTGGCACGGTCCTTCAAACCCTTACAATGAGGTCAATCTTGGTGGTGTTGCTGTCCCTGTTCCAACAGGAACTGATGCATCCATTGCTGCTCTTTTACAAAACGGCGGCTCACACCTTGATAACTCAGGTGTATCTGATGCAGGCACATTCGTTTTAGCCGAAACCTCATTAGATATGCATTGTTGGGGCCAGAACCCAGTTGTAACTGCCAAATTACAACTTAACGGACAAGATCGTTTCTCTGAACGTGAAGGTTCATACTTCTCATGGGTCCAACCATACCAGGCACACACACGTTCCCCTGATGAAGGTATCAATGTTTACTCATTTGCATTGAGACCTGAAGAACATCAACCAAGCGGCACGTGCAACTTCTCCAGAATTGATAATGCCACACTTCAATTGGTGTTATCCAACGCAACTGTTGAAGGTACCAAGACTGCAAAGGTCCGTGTCTATGCCACCAACTACAACGTCTTACGTATTATGAGTGGCATGGGTGGGTTAGCATACTCAAATTAAAAATTTTCCAGCATATATCGTGTGGATATTATTTATATATTTTAATATTAAAATTTAAAAACTAAATTGATTTTTAATATTAAAAGCAAAGACTTACTTTGCAAGTTGGCAAAGTAAAACATAGTTGTCTCACTATTTGTATATTATCAAAATGTTTGCTCGCGAAACGTAGTCAGCAAACTATAAATACTTATATCGAGTGATGAACATGTATAAGGGTGTACATACTATTTACACCCCTATACGGAGGTGTAAATACTATTTACACCTCCGTATAGGGGTCTAAATAAAATGTACAACATTTTTAATTCATTTATATCTAAAATAACTTAAATATAAAAGGTAGTTATACACTATATAACACCCATTATGGAAGTAATTAAGGCGTTTAATTCTAACAACTTACATACCGAAATTATTATTAAGGGAACCTATAATGAACCCTTATTTCGTGCAAGTGATATAGGAAATGTATTAGGCATTTCGACTATTCGTTCTGTAATTCGCGATTTTAATGAAACTGAAAAGGTAGTGCATACTATGCACACCCCCGGCGGTGATCAAGATGTAACATTTTTAACAGAAAAAGGTTTATATAAAGTATTATTCAGATCAAGAAAACCAATAGCAGAAACTTTTCAAAACTGGGTTTGTGAAGTTATAAAAGATATACGCTTAAAAGGTGTTTATCATTTACAAGATACAATTAAAGAAAAGAATGATGCTATTTTGAAACTAGAAGACAACAAAGAAAAAGAATTGCAAGACGAACTAGCAAAACAAAAAATCCTAGAAAGAGAGAAAATATTATTAAAAGAATATGCAACAATTGGTTCAATATTTTACATAATCAAAATTAAAACTCTAGACAACGGACAATATATCGTAAAAGTCGGAGAAAGTAGAAGGGGTATTAAAGATAGATATATGGAACATAAAAGTAAATATGACGAATGTCTCTTATTGGATTGTTTTACAGTAAATAAAAGCAAGGATTTTGAAACATATATCAAAGAACACGAATTAATTAGACCAAATAAAGTATGCAATTTAAAGGGACACGAAACTGAAATGGAATTATTTTTAATTGGGAAAAATCTAACATATTTAACTTTAATTAATATTATAAATAATAATATCAAATATTTTAATGACAACAATACATCAAAATTAGAATTGGAAATTGAACAATTAAAAATGCTAGTTGAATTGAAAAATAATAATAATGATAATGAAAATTTATTGATACACGAACTAATTAAAAATGTAAACATATTGTCTAACAAAATTAATTATCTCGAACAGTCAAATCAAGAAATACTAAACAAACTCAACACGCAACAAACTAAGGTGACAACTGGATTCAATCAACAACTGCCTACCTTGGGACCAAGACTACAAAAAATTAATCCTGAAAATTTACAGCTAATTAGAGTATATGAGTCTGTCACAGAACTAATGAACGAAGACAAGCATATAAAACGCCCAAGTATTATGAAATCCATACAAGAGAATACTATTTATCGTGGGTTTCGCTGGCAATTAGTTGAACGCATCTTAGATCCAACTATTGTGCATTCTTTGGAACCAACAAAAGCAACAAAAAATCAAAACCTAGGGTATATTGCCAAGTTGGATGCAAACAAAACCGAAATACTGAACGTATATCTAGATAGAAAAACTGCCGCAATCCAAAATAGTTACCCCACCCACGCTTCGTTAGATAATCCAGTTAAAAATGGAACTATATCAAACGGACATTATTATATATTATATGAAAGTTGTGATGAAGAATTAAAGTCGTTATTTGAAGAAAAAAATGGCGTACCGTTATTGTATAAGAATGGTGTTGGACAATTTGACGCTAATAATCAGTTACTAATAGAATTTATTTGTAAATATGATTGTATAAGAACACTAAAAATAAGTGACAAGACACTTACTAAAGCGTTGGATAAAAATATCGCTTATAACAATACATATTTCAAAACATTAGGAACTAAATTACAACACCTATAATCCCAAAAAACCTATAATCCCAAAAAACCTATAATCCCAAAAAACCTATTATGATATAACAAAAAAATTGATATTCAAAATGTAACGAATATAAAAGGCACCCAATATTAAAATGAACCGAACCAATTCATATTACGAATTATATTTCAAATTGGTTTATACATGCCAAACTAAAAAATATTTTGTAAGACCCAATATAACGCTAAGCCAATTTATCGATGATATTAAAATGCGTGCCAGAGGAGATTTCAATTTACAAATAACCGAAGATATAGAAATAGTGGAAGCTGGCCAATATCATAATATAAATGGTAGGGACCCTGAATTGGCTCCAGCACTACAACCATCTAATGTATTATTGAGTGAAATATATGAAAATACTAATAAAAATATTGCCTTTTATATTAGAAAAATTACTAATTATTTAACAATTGACGTGCCTACTAATTATAACGAAAATAGTATGGGTACATATGTGCCCAGAATAAGAAACCAATGTGTCGGTTATGAAAATGTTTAAAAATTTTATAGTACATGGGTAGTATAAAATTTTTTTGTTATCTATTTGTTATCTATTTTTCCAGGAATAATATTGTTATTGCTTGGATTATTCGGCAAATTAGCACTAGGTAAACCACTAGAACTACTCGTCGCCGTAAATGAAAACCCTTGGTCCGCACAATAATCAAAATCCCAAGCATCATACGTGTATGGCAAATCGTCTGACCAGGGATGTATAAAATTATAAAAGTCTTTATTGGTGTATTCTCCGTCTTCATTCAAAAAATTCGTGAATTCTAATACGTCATCTTCATTATGTCCATCACAAATGACATCCATGGTGCAGGTTGGCATGGTTAAATCACCAGAACCGGCCACATTTGACCAATCACAAACACCATTCAAATAAGCCGCACCTGACGCTTTATTATATTCAGTAAATGCCCATGTTTCATCAAAATCTGTAATAGAACCTTGTGAAATCATAATACGTTTCGCGCCCAATAATCGCTCTAATTGTCCGTGCAAAGGCCAAAAGGTAGGGTCAAACGCTGCCGCCGAAGAAAACATTTCTCCTGCAATACCAGGGTCCTCTACTGCACGCAATACTTTTAAAAAGAGGGAGTCATCCGCATTTTTTAACTCGGACTCCAATGCATAATATACATTTGTCGCTTTTAAAATAGCTTCGGCGCCATATTCGTCAATATATTTTTGTGGAACAGAACATTTACAAGGTTTACCGTAGGTACACGTATCAGGACATCGTGTATACCCCATACGCCATAACACTTTAAAAAACAATAACTTATCTGGTTTCTGCATCATAGATATATCTTCGTCATCAAATAGGGTGCCATCTCCCCACGCTCCACCAATTAAAATGTGCACTGGTCCGTGAGTCTGACCATTTGAACAATCATTTAAATCCGCAAGTGAGGTGCTTTTAAAACAAGATTGCAAAACGGAACAGTCCGGCATGGTTTCATATTGAGTCATGGAATATGTTTTGTTGTGACGGCCCAACTGCTGAAATGGGTTATTATTCCATGGGCTACGCATATGGCCAAATCCATTGACATAAGGGTTTAAGGAACCTGTGTCGACAATACTCCATTCCGAATATGCGTCGCCGTCTGGAACCAATAGTTCGGTCCATCGTCCGCCATCATCGATTTTATGTTCATGATTTGTAGGGCTGGACATACCAAACCAATCCGCGTCAAAAATGGGCGATTCCGACCAATGGTCGTATAAATACGTGTCCATACCATATTCCCAATAAGGGTTTGCAATAGATGGGTTAATGGATTGTAGACTTTGTTCAAATTCCAATGTAAACGCCATATGATGAGTAATGATTCCTGCTCCATCGTGCCAGTGGTCGCAATCCGTAGTTCCCGCTCCTGTTAAATGTTTGTATGAAAAATATTCGGCATTATGAAATTTTGACCCATACAATCGTTGCCCTTCTGTTTCACTAAGGGAATATAAAAGCTCTAATGCAGAAAAAAGGGTTTCGCGGTCATCATCTGTAAGACTACGTATCTCGCGTCGAACATATTTTACGGCTAATGTAAAAGCATAGGTATATACAGTATTCGATGTCATCGTATTTGATAATTTAGTAGTAATCGAAACAGTCGCATCATATATTCCAGTATTGTTTAACATTATTAATGTATCGTCGCCGTGAAATATACTATTGTCAATGCTCCAACATACAATATAATCAGATACATCGACTATCTTATCGGAAACAGTAAAGGTTTCAATAGAAAACAATTGTTTTTTATATGGTTCTGCGACCGCATTCCATGGTAAATCGTCTAATGTTTGAATGGTCCCATACGTGGGGTCTTTTACAGATATTTCAATGGAAAAATCATCATTGATGTTGTTAGAATTTATTGTAGATGATGATGTAGATGTAAATTCAGTGGTTGTCAATGAATCCAACGTTGTTTTATACGAACGATTGCAAATAGTGATAAACGAAACCAAGACAAAAAAAGCGACTCCTAGTTTCATGAGTAACGCCCACATTTTTTCAAGATTGCTTTTTTTGTAGAGACTGTTGCTTTGATAATCTATTTCATTATTTATTGACTGATACATTGTTATATATTATAATAATTATATATAATAATAGAGAAATCTTTATGCTTTTGTAATATATTTATTTGTTAGTGTGTAAAACTTATACATATTCATCAATCATGAGTAAAATTTCTTGCGGTAAAATAGTTTTTCCGCATGTAATATCTTCTAAAGTGTCGATTTTTTGTATCCATTCTAATGGTATAGATATTTGGGTTTTTGCACATGTTTCTGTTTCAGAATTGTTAATAATTAATGTTTTTGATGTTTCGTATAGATTGACAAAATTCGCTCTAAAAATTGTTTCGTTTTCTTCGTATGGCCTTTTTTCATAAAATAAGTAGCGTTGTCCTTTTCTTAAATTGGTTGTATTCATTTTACTCATCTATTATTTCTATTATTTCTATAATTGAAATAGAAAAGGTATGAAAATCAATTTTATTTTATATATTTGCCAATTGTATTCGTTGATATTCAACTATATCTAATTGCTTATTTTTATTGGTATCTTTATTTATTATATTGTCTTCTTCATCATATGGGTCATATTCATCATCATCATCGCCATCGATATCTGTTTTATCTGTATTTTTACATAATATATTATTTTGTTCTGTTCCTGCATCATCTTCGATATCATCTGCTACATTGGTATATTGATTATTTTCCCAAACGACTTTGCGCGTATTAAATAAGCGATTCATATTTATAATCTCCGGCTTATCCGTTTCAGACGTAAATAATTTTAAAATCTGTTCATCATCTCTAAATCGGATTGTGTATGTTTGTTGCACATTATTTCTACCAATTCGCCCCATAGCTTGAATGATTTTTTCTTGTGTTAAATTTAAATCTTTACTCAGAAAACCATGACAGAATTGATAATTCGTGCCATAAATATAATCACTCGATGCTATAATCATAAATAACTTTTGTTCGTCAGCCAGCTTCTTCATAATTTCGGTATAAGTAATATTTTCATGATTTATAAATACGCCGATGCCCATCATTAGTAATACCTTCCAAGAATTTTCGACACCTTTTAACGCCATAATATCTGATACAACTTGTTCATCAATATTGCTCGTAAAAGATGATTTGCTATCAATCCCTTCCGCCCATCTGTCCAAGTGCATCTTTCTATTGGGAATAAATGTGTCATTGAGTGCGGCGGATTTTATCATCATTCTTAATGTCCCGATTTCTTGCAATAATTTTGAAAGAGACCCCCTATTCTCAAATTCTTCTGGAATATCTTTACTAAATTTTTTCGTGTCTTTATTGGATTTATTTCTACCAGTTACTTTTTGTCCTCCGTGAAATTCAGATACTTCGTTTTTAATGTTTTTATCTACGGCGTCTTTAATAATATCTACTTCTGATTCTAATAAATGCAATTTTTCGTTAATAATATTATTAAATTCTATTTTCTTCATAATATCTTCCATGACCGCAGAGGGAATATTTGCTTGTTGAATACAAAACTTAGCAATTTTCTCAATATCGTTGGAAATAAATATAGTGGGTCCATCAGTTAATGTATAGGCGTCTTTGGTAGTCACATACACTCCAGAGGTACCAGTAGGCAGTATAGGAGACTTTTGTTCTATTTTTGAGTACGGTTGTGTTTGTTCACTTGATAATCGTGTAAGAGGAGCTCCAGATAAACTATTTTTTTGAGTTGAATCATTTTGAATGGTCGTCGTTCCCGGTCCAACACTTCTACTAGACTTTATCATTTTATTTCCTTTGGGGTCAATATTATTATTTTCTAATATTCGCGGATATCTAGTTTCTTTGAAATGATTATATATGTTTTCCCATTTATCGGAAACGATATTTTGTAACAAATAAACATAATACATTTTAATCGTTTTCATATTAATATCATCGAATGTTTCAAAATGTCTATCCAAATGAGTTTTAGATGTTCCGTAGTTGTTTGATATGATATAGATAATAAATTGAACGACTTCTTTCAAATCAAAATAACGCAATAATGTCAAATAATCGTTACAATGTTTGGCAATATGTAGTATACCTTTATAATCTCTATTCAAGTAATGAGGCAATACTACAAAGCCATCTTTATTAACGATTGGAATAGATTTTTTACAATCATGACTTACAATATTACATATTTCGGCACCAGGAAATTTATTCAAGAAATCTGGTATGGTTTCCGTAAGCTGATGTTGTTTAGGTAATGTAGCCGAGGATAATACCATATTTGGAATACAATTTTTTTTCCAATTTTTTCGGATAGTGGTGTGGAATTCATGTTCGTCGTAATCTAATGTAATCGTAGGCTCATCCCAATACGTAATAATATCTTTTGCTTTGAAGAAGGCCAACATATAATACATTGCTGGCAAATATGATTTAATATCACAAATAATTATTTCGACATTATCTCCAACACTGTTATCCACTTTGCCTATGCCACCAGTCTTTTTATTTATGGTAAATTCTTTGGCGGCGAAATAATGTAATCGAATATCGTCGGCACTAGCGCACCCAAACGCAAATGCGATTTTTTTATGCACCGAAATTGCAGCTCTTGCCAACGCTAACCCCACGTGTCTTGCAGCACAAACAAATATTATTTTATTTTGTTCGGATAATGCAATAGGAGTGAGTGTTTTTCCAGTGCCAGTAGGAGCCATATAGAGTATCAATTTGGAGTTTGGTTTTTTACACAGAGTAAATATATCTTTTTGATGTTCGTATAAAGCCAAATCATTATATCTCAATAAATTTTCGTTTTTTTCTATTATTTCAACACCGTGTTCTATAATAGTTTCCTTATTGATATCATTCTCAAATATAGACAATATTCGTTTTGTAATCTCTTTAATATGACGACTCAATTTTACAATGTTATTTCTAATTAATTTATATAGAGTGAAGTAATGAAAGTGAAATAATTTATTATTAACATTGTTCGCGCAGTTTTTGTTGTAAATAATTTGTTCCATATGAGTTAATAAGGTGTACTCGTAAATGTCATTTCTTTTCAATGAATTTTCGTCAAAACGTTCTAATCGCAGTTTGTCTAGAGAATTTATTTTTATATCGCTATCTATTTTAAGTTTTTTATATTCTAAATTTATTTTTTTTAATTCTGCTTCAATTTTATCACTTCTTTCGCGTAGATATTTATTATATATATAGTCTTCCATTTTTTCCGAATATTCTACTTTTAAAAATGTAATTATGGAATTATTATTATTAATTTTTATATTTACATCATGATACCCTTTAATAATCATGTTTAAAATATCAATTTCTTCTGTTGAAACTGATACTTCGATAGAGTTCCATTCTGACCTATTTAATTTTCGTTGTCTCAAGTCCATTTATTCGTAATAAAGTATGTATCTTATTATGTAATAATTCTTTTAAGTTACTTTATAAATCATTTTTTTTTAAAATTGAAATCTACTAATGTTATTATGATATACATATAAATAAACCATAGCTATATATTATAATATTAAAATGTCACCCATCATTGTTTCGATTGAAGGAAATATCGGTTCTGGAAAATCTACACTCTTGGCGAACCTACGTAACTATTATAAAAATGAATCAAATATTGTCTTTTTAAAGGAGCCTGTGGATGAATGGGAAAAAATAAAAGATGAAAACGGTACCACTATTCTTGAGAAATTTTATTCGGACCAAGAAAAATATTCTTTTCCGTTTCAAATGATGGCGTATGTATCCAGACTAAAGGTGTTACGAGATGCTTTAAAGAATATTCGAGAAAAGGAGTATTCAAATAAAACTAATATAAACAATAACAAAACCATCATTATAACAGAGCGCAGTTTGTATACAGATAAAATGGTGTTTGCCAAGATGCTTTATGATAATGGAAAAATAGAACATATTAATTATCAGATTTATTTAAATTGGTTTGATACATTTTCAGAAGAATTTCCTGTACACAAAATAGTATATGTGAAAACATGTGCTGAAAAATGTCATTTGCGAATCATGAAACGAGCTAGAGACGGCGAATCGAATATACCATTAGATTATTTACATAGTTGTAATATTTACCATAATAATATGCTGGAAAAATCTTCGAATGAATGCGTGTGTAATGAACAATTAATTTTAGATGGAAATATTGATATTTATGAAAATGAAACGCAACTTGACAAATGGATTCGAGAAATAAATGATTTCATAACTAAATAAACCTATGCAGCAGTGTAAAAAAATAAAATTGAATACAATAAAATAAATTATTTTTATTGTACTACACTATAATATCCCAGATATTTTATAATATGAAAATAATCACGACATCAATATCTCTTATAAATTTAATAAACCATTGTTTCGATTTTGTTATGGATAGTAGCGCTATTTATAATATCGACGAATCACATGCGCTTAAACACAGTATGGAAGTATTTGGATATGCAAAAAAAATATACGACGAAGAAGTCATTAAACATCCATATCTAGAAAAACATAAAGAAATTATTTATATGGCGGCAATTGGACATGATATGTGTGATAAAAAATATATGGATGAAAAAGACGGAATTGCACGATTACAAGTACATTTGTCCCAATATATGCAGCCAAACGAGTTGGAAATAATGGGAAATATCATAGGAACAATGTCCTATTCAAAAGTGAAAGCAAATGGATATCCTGAAATGGGTGAATATCAATTAGCGTATCATATTGTGCGTGAAGCGGACTTATTAGCTGCCTACGATATTGACCGTTGTATAATGTATGATATGTATCGCAACAATTCAGATTACTTTGATGCGTTACAAGAAGCGTTTAAATTATTTGAAAAACGTGTCTTTCGAATGAGACGACAACGACTATTTACCACATCTTATGCAAAAAGAGAATCTTTACAATTACACAAAAAAGCCAAAAAAAATGCAGAAAATTTGCAAGAGTTATTGGTATAATAGAGTAAAATAGTGATAAGAAACTGTTTTTTCTTTTATGTTTTTCTGTATTAGACCTTAGGGGTGTAAATGTAATTCTCCGTTTTGATAATAATTATAAGTAGGAATATAACCAGCTGTACTAGTTTTACTAAAAATTTCAATTCTGTTTTTAGGGCGATGAATAGATTCTGTGATAGCTTCTTCCTTAGATAAAAATATAATGATATCTTCCCACTCAGTGCCATTCATAACTACATAAACAAACTCCATATATTATAATATAGAAGATAATAACGATAATATTTTTAAAATTGAAATAAAAATATTATCTATCAAATAAAGAAACCTAACCGAACATGTTGCCAAAAATCAAAACAAACCGTTTCATTCCTTTTCCACCATTAAATTTAGACACTGATATAAGTGCTCCATTTTCATACAGAATGAATTTCGATGGATGTAGTAAAGGAAATCCTGGACTATGCGGCGCTGGTGCGGTTATATATCACAATGACGCCGAAATTTGGTCGCAAAGTTTCTTTGTAGGAGTGAATGATACCAACAATCGTGCCGAATATTCTGGTGTTATATTAGGTTTACAACAAGCCGCCGAATTAAACATAAAATGCCTACATGTTCAAGGAGATAGTCAATTAGTCATAAATCATATGAAAGGAATTTATCAATGCACTTCGCCAAACTTGATAGAACTATATGAAAGGGCAAAGGAGTTAGAAGGTAAATTTGAAAAAATATATTACGAACATATTTTGCGACACCTAAATAAACGCGCCGACCATTTATCAAATATTGCGATTATGGATTACAAACCATAAACAGTATCTACAAATAATGCCAGCAACATAGGAAACTGCCAGGTGCTAAAAATAAGCGAATGTTCTTTGTTTTTAAATATTAGTGTGTCGATAAAAAAATAAAAACTTAATAATAACGCTGTAAATAAACAAAATACAAATAAATTTTGTATGAGCGATTTTTTTTCCATAATATAATTAGTCGATATTTTATTTCACGAGAAGGACGACCAATAGTTGCACTAATATTCTAATAATTGGACATTAAGTACCTTGTTAGGTTTATATTTCAAAATATCTAGTTCTTTTTTTGTGGTTGGGAATTCGTTGGCCCCATAAATATCTTGTAACATAAGCCATTCAAATAACCCACCCATATAAATATATACATTATAGAAACCGAGAGAATACAATTGATTATATTTTATGTATACCTTTTCATCGTTGCAATTTCGTCCATAAATTAATATTTTTATTTCTTTATTTCCGTGTCTGATTAATTTGTTAATCAATTCTACTTCTTTATGGATATTTACTGTATTATGTATTAGACATTCCTGCTCCCCATCGTTTAATGTATTTATTAGAATGTGGTTCTCGGAATGTTTAATGACATATTGAACATCTTCGTAATTTATTTTTTGTAATGATTGAGAATTCCCCATATATAATTATTTGAATTACATTTTAAATAATTATAAGTAATTGATATAAATTTACAAATATACAGAAATAACAAAATATACAGAATAACAAAATATACAGAATAACAAAATATACAGAATAACAAAATATACAGAAATAGACATAATTAGTGATAAAATAATATTACATAATATTATAGGTATGAAAAATAGTAAAACGCGGAGAAGAACTATACGTTCTAAACGTTCTAAACGTTCTAAACGTTCTAAACGTTCTAGAAAAACAAATAAGAAACGTTATACTAGAGGAGGTTATGCGTCAACAACCAATAGAAATGATGAAAACAATGTTACTGGTGTAATCGATTACACAGCAACACCTAATTCAACTTCACCTGGACCAGAATGGACATTTAGGTATTCTTGTAGTACTCAGAACCTTCCTTTACGTAGAATGGGTGCTGGTACGGAGGAACGAATGGTACAAAGAAGAGATAATAGAGGATGGGACGTGTATATTGCACTCGTTGAAAATATAAGGCCTAACACACGGTCGTGAGAATAACAACTACGCATGACGTGATGCTACATATATGGTTACATTCATTTTTAACTAGTATAATGAGTGGCTTCTTTATGAAAAATCCAGTGATGGTTATTTGTATGCACTTGAGTAATAATTCGTTGTCTTAGTGCAGGTGCGGATATGTTACAATCCCTCGCTGCATCCGCAATCGTTTTAAATGATTTTTTCTCTCCAGTGCTACAGCAAATTTTAATGACTGGTTGTTCGTTAAATTGTTCTTCTTTGGAAATACCAGAATATCTCCATAGAAATCCTTGGCAAATCCTTTTTTCTCTGACAGAAATTCCAATAGCCGTTCCTGTAGTTAGTCCTAGAGCTCTACCAGCGGCTTCTATGCTTTCATAGGTAGCAATAATTTCTCCAGTGTCTTTATTTATTTGGTCAATAGAGCGTTTCGATTTTCTTACGATAGGAACCTCTGGATTACAAATTTCGGCGTTTATTGGTATTTCATTGTTAAAAATATTTTGTAACTTGGATAAATCATTCGCATTTTCACATAGTAGTTTTTCTAATTGAACGGTAATATCTATGATTTGTTTCACATGTTCCAAGGAAGATTCAAATTTATTGTTACCTAAACATATACTGTGTTGTTTCAAAAGAAACATCATTATTTTTTCACTCAGTGGATACGACGTTTTAACAAAATATTTCATTTCTCCTGTGGGATGTAACCCAGCTAATGTATTATTCAAGGTATTAAAATCTTTTTGCCGTGAAATAGAGCAAATAAATCTCATGTTTTCATATTGGTACGCATATAAGTAATATCCGTATTTACATATTGTATAATTGCTTGCAATTTTAAGTTTTATTTCATCAGTAACATCGTGTTCTAAATTTTGAATTTTAGTATTGCTATTTTTTATTATTTTATCCTTTTCTTCCAATTCATCCTTTAATTTATATATTTCATTTTGCAATTCATCATTTTTTTTGAGTAATAAATTGTAGTTTTCAATATTATATTCATTCTCTTTAATGATATCTTTTATGTATTCTTCCACTTTTTCAATTTTGAATTTTTCGTCATCAAGTGCAATGAGTTCTCTATAACAAATATCATTTATTATTATGGAACGTAACCTATTTTTTAATTCTGCGTGTTTTTTAATAGCATTTTCAATTTCTATTTTGTTTTTTACCTTAAACGCCGCATATAATCTAAAATTATCGTAGGTGTTCTTGTGACATTTTACTCTCTCCGTCAAATTATTACTTTGACCAAATTTAATTAAACTTTCGTGATACATTTTACTATTTGGTTTTCCTAATGTCTTATTATCAATTAATCCGATATAAATACATTGTGTATTCAACGGAAATTGCTCCAGAAGAACATCTTCTTTTAATTTTTCCTTCTCTTTTTCAGATTGTATGATTTGATTTTCGATTACTTTATTTTTTTGTTCTAATTGGATTTTTATATCACTACATTCTTCATGCAAAATATTTTGAATAATTTTTTCTAACTTCATATAGTAATCGTGGATTTCATCTGCTTTTTTTGTTCCAGCTTTAAGACAAAATTTTTTAAACGTATCTATATTCAACATAAATATTTCTTTATTGTGACCTCCTTTTGAGTGAGATTGTTGCTTTTGTTGTGACAAAAGCGATTTGGTATAATGCTTATCAATAACAAATTGTTTTTCTAATAACATTTTTGCATTTACTTTTTGACTGAACCCTAACCATTTCCAAATATTATCTAAATCAATCACAAAATCGTTTAGTGGGTCACAGTTTAAGTAACAATAAAAACTGGATAAAAATAACTGTTGTTCAAAATCAGAAAAAGTTTCTTTTATTTTAACAAGCAATTTTACATTATAATCCTTTGACAACTTTGTTACAGGATTATTTTCAATTAAAGAAACTATATCTATTTCTTCCATATACATATAAATAATATGTGTCTTTAAGTTATTATTTATAAAATGGTTTAGTTTTTAACAACCAAAAGCAACCGCCTAATGAAACTGGACCACGATTTCGACCTCTTCTTTTTTGATGCTTTTTGTAGCGGAAATAGATAATTCTTCCCTCTTTTTTCGCGTCTTGGAATTGTCTACAACGGTTTCCTTTCTTTTGGAAGTACTGTTACGATTATTCATGTCCTTTTCGATGGTTTCATAATTTTCTTCGATATAATCAATCACCTTATTTTCAAGGCCCCATTTAAAAAAATTCAATTGTCCGATTGTGGTCTCAATACTTGTTCCATTCTTATACGGAATGCTTATCCTATCCCAGCGGCAAAACGGGTCGAATCTTTTTTTGCTGTATGCTTTCAATTTGAGCTTGTAATCGAAATATACTTTAAATCTTATGGTGTCACCATTTGTTGTAGAAATTGGATACAGTGTGTAGTTTTTTTTGGCATAATTCGTCGCAAACCAATCTACAATACGGAGTGAAATTTTTGATTCTCCAGTAATTATTTTAAGCATCCTAGTTAAATAATTTTCATTTTTATAAAAATCCATTAAATTATTTAGCAACAATTCATTTTGTGTAGTATAATTAGCCGCAACACTCATTATGTTTAAATACTAAAAAAGTTTTTTAAGTGATTATATGATAAATATTTATATACACTATTTGTTATTTTGTTATTTTGTTTGTTTATATAATTTATTTTAATAAAAACTTTTTAACCTATATAATATATATAATGTCAGATTTTACGACTAGATTTTTTGGTCCTTTGACAAAAGAAGCATGCGTTTATTTTAAAATTTTTACAGTGCTTTTTTTCTTTGTTTTAATGTTTACCATATTTGTTGAAATATTATTCATCTTTAAAAATTATACTAAATTAAATTTTAGAATTTTTGTAAGCGGTGTTTTATTATTGTTTAATTCATTTATGGCATATTTTGTGAATAGATTATTATACACAATGTGTTCTAAATCATTAGCATAAACAGTATAAATAGTTTATAATATATAAATTATTTATTCACCTACATTTGCACTTGCTCTGGTTGACCCCTGTGTAGTATTCATTGGTTTCAAAAATTGGTCTCTAATGGATACGTCATTTACATAATTCGTTTCACCTAAAAACGGGTTAAATCCTATTTGTTGAACCATATCTCTATCAGATATTTTTGTATCTAATTCTTCCCTCTTGTTTGAAACTTTAAAGCCTGGATTTGCGATGGTTTGATTCAATATTTCCCACGTATTTTCATCGTAGTTTAAAGACGATGTGTATGCTGATGAATCCATATCTTTGCTAAATTGTTTATTCTCTAATTCTTGTACGTGTTTTAATCTTCTAGACCTTTCATATGGTTCTCCTTTTGTCCATTTCCATTCCATAGCAATAATAATAGACTATGTTAAAAATATTATGAATAAACTTATTTTTGTTCTTTTGTTCTTTTGTTCTTTTCAGTCGGTGTAATCTTGTTTTATGATATTTAGTTGTTTGGTAAATAAAAATTTTTCGTCCGTTCTTCTTCTTCTTTTTAAATTACATTCTAAACATGCCAAATGATAATTAGTAATATTATGTCCTTTATCGTTATCAAACCTATCCACCGACCATTGTTTCATTTCTCTCGAAATATCATATAACACATTCATTTCTGATTTGCAATATCTACATTTCAACTCACATTCTATCATTTTATGTATTATAGATTCAAATGTTATAAATTCTTCTTCACACATTGTTTTTTTCAATTTATCCTGTTGTTTATAACTCGATATTTTTTTATTTATTTCTTGTACAGCAATTTTTGATACATTGTCGAGAGAATCTAAGTGATTGTTTGAAATGTCTATTATCATTTTCATTTGATTTTCATAAGCGTAATGTTCGACCGCGAAACTCCACTTATCCGTTGACACCCTCTTTTTTACATTTTTTTCTTGTCCTGCATTTGCTAAGTGTTTCATTTTATATTTGTTGTTCGTGCCTGTTATATTTATCTTTTTTGAATAATCGTCCATATACAATATACATATAGTTAAATTTACTATTTAACTGTATATTTTGTAAACCTACATAAAAGTTCCATAATATATATATATTTTGTGAAATTGAGTTAAACTTAACTTTATATATTCATATATAAATGGAAGTAAATATGATAGAAGTTGATGAATGTCAAGAGCTTAAAAATATTAAATATAAAACAATGTTATTAAAAGGTGCTCCATTACACGAAACAAAATCATCAAACGACCTTTCTAACCTGGAAAAATTTCTGGAAGATGAGAAAAAAAATAATAGTAATGAACCTTGGTGTAAATTAAATAAAACAATCAAGACTAAAAAACTATTAGAATTTGCAGAAACATATTGTAAGGACAAAACCTTAGAGCAAGATGAAGCCACGCTATTAACTGTATTTTTAAAAGATAGTCTTGACAAAAAAAAATTATCAAGAGTGAAGGATGTTGTTTATGATAAAGTGAATGGTATTGTGAAAGACATTCCGGCATTATTATACACTAAATCCAAAAAACACTTCACATTAAAAAATGTAGATAAAAGAATATCCACTCTAAAATCATTGGCTCCTAAAAAGAGTCACGGAAGCATTAAAAATAAAGTAATAAATCAAGCCGAAACAATGAATGATTCCGATACTGATAACGAAATATAATTTGATACAATTTTATACAATTTGATATTATTATGGTAATAATATTAAACACATAGGTCTATTATATATAGTTATATTAATAAACAATGTTGCTATCTGATTTAGAAGATTTGGAAGACATTACCAATCTACTAGATTTTGAAGACCATCCATATATATTTACCGAAGAGTATGCGGTTGAATTGGTGGAAACAGCCTTATATTTGATGGATGAATATATATCATGTAATCCGCACGTTATTTCTGAACCTGATTTTCATGATATTTTACTAGAAGAAATAAAGGAGTTGTTCTATATTCAAATAGAAGATTATATTGAAAGCGCAATATGGATAAACAGTGACGATATTCAAGATGATATGGATGAACTATTGGAAGATGCGTTTCAACTTTTCATTACCGTTTTTTATCCTGATAGATGCAGTAACGATTCTATAGATAAACTCAAATATCAAACAATAGAAATTAAATATGACGATACAGAACTATCTATGATTGAAAATAAAATACAAGCGTTAAGGAATATTCCTCAACCTGTTCAAAGAACCGACGCATGGTATCAATTTCGATGGAATTTAATAACAGCGAGTAACGCCTGGAAAGCATTTGAATCACAACTAGCAATCAACCAATTAATTTACGAAAAATGTCAACCATTAAAAGTTGTAAATGACGAAGAAGATATTAAAATGGTAAATACAAATACGCCGTTACATTGGGGGCAAAAATACGAGCCATTAACAGTAATGATGTATGAAGACGATTTTAAAACAAAAGTGGAGGATTTCGGCTGCATTCAACACCCTAACTATAAATTTATAGGCGCATCGCCTGATGGTATTATCGTGAATAAAGAATCAGAACGTTATGGGCGCATGCTGGAAATTAAAAATGTAGTAAGTCGTGATATCAATGGTATTCCAAAGAAAGAATATTGGATACAAATGCAATTGCAAATGGAAGTGTGTGATTTGGATGAATGTGACTTTCTAGAAACGAAATTTACCGAATATCCAGATGAACAATCATTTATGAATGATACGCGAAATCAGGATTTGAAACAAGAATTGTGTATTTCTTTAGATAACAAAACAAAAGGAATTATATTATATTTTCATACCAAAGAAGGTAAACCATTTTATAAATATAAACCGCTTGATATAACAAGTGAACAAGATATTAAACTATGGGAGGAAACAGAATTGGAAAAATACGAGTCCGCACCATATAATTATACCTTTTTAAAATTTATTTATTGGAAGCTTGAGAAACTCAGTTGTGTACTGGTGTTGAGAAATAAAGAATGGTTTAAAAATAATGTTGGTCAATTGGAAAAAGTATGGAAAATAATCGAAGAAGAAAGAGTATCAGGTTACGAACACAGAGCACCTGCAAAAAAACAGAGGAAAGACGCGTTGAAACCTTTCATTGAAAAAGAGCAAGGTTGTCTACTTAAATTTACAAATATAATTAAGGTAGACACTAGCGGGTAATGAGAATTTATAGCAACGGGTATTTTACTCGTTCTAACTTCGATGTTATTTTAATATGATAATTTTTTATATTTATGGTCATGTGATATATTTAGATTTATATTTTGTAAATTTTCTTCTCCGATGGCATAAGCCATAATTCTTTCATATATTCCTCCAATATGACCAAAATGAGAACGATTAGGTCTTTTAATACACCAAGGATATATTTTGTCGTATAATTGAATAATCCATTGCATTATTTTTTCATAAATTTCATTTGAAATAATATAACTATTATACAATGGATATTGATAATCCCTATTGAATGATTTTTTATAAAAACTTTCATAATCTTTAATTATATAATTAAGTGTATTGGGCTCATTCCATGTTCTATAACTACAAAAATTAAAATCATGGCAACCAACACTAAATAAGGTTGGTGTTTGAGTTATATTTTTTTTAAAAAACTCTATTATATTATCATTAAATTTCATATCATATTGAAAAAAACCTATATATTTGTAATCTTTATGTAAATTATTAGTGTATACATGGTATATTGCTGAATTTTCGTTATACCCCCTCTCTTGAAATGTTTTATCATAAATAGGTAATTCCCATTCATTAATAATTTTATATTTATTTTGTGTGTAGTGTTTTTCTATATTTTTATTCACTGCAAAAAATGTAAAATATTTATAAAGAATATCGTGTGGTATATTTTCATAACATTCATCAAAAATCTTTTTATGAAATACAATAAAAATTTGAATACTGTTGTCCTCCATTATATATATATATATATATATATATATATATAATTTTATTTATTCGTTACGTCGAGTAAAAAGAAAAATGGAATATGCAAGAATACAAGTTCGCTTTTATCCGTCGCTTCGCTTTTATCCGTCGCTTCGCTTTTATCCGTCGCTTCGCTTTTATCCGTCGCTTCGCTTTTATCCGTCGCTTCGCTTTGCCTAGTATAATATATTTTGCATATTGGTTCTAAATGGTAGTAAATTGACACTGGTATCGAAATAACCTACACGTGTTCCGCATTCTGGGTTGACTTGTGGTAATGGCTCTACATAGTTAGTTTTTAGGAATCTCATATGATATAAAGCACCACACATGGAAGCAGGCATACATGTTCCTTCATCGGGTGTATCTGGATATCTAATATTATTTGTGATTTGTTTATAAGAACCTAATTCGAATATTGGATATTGCCACCATATGTCACTTGCATCATTATCTGAAATCGCATTTTTACCAATGGCAGGATAAATGTCTTGCACTAATACTTCCGTTTGAGCTGCTGGATAATTACCATTTGCATTATCTAAAGTATAATTTGAAAAATTTTCTATTTTCTTAAATGATTCTGAAATTTTAAAAAATAATGGTAATCCTATAGCTAATACTAAAATAAGTGATAAAAATACAATTTGATTCATATATATTATATTTTATATAATATTTTTGCATATTTTGAATATAACATTTTTGCATATTTTGAATATAACATTTTTGCATATTTTAAATAAAACAGGTTTAAACATAAGAAACAAAGTTATATAATAATGGAAACTTCTACAGAAATGCGTGTAACGAAACGTGATGGTGAATTGCAGGATGTGGCATTTGATAAAATATTAGAACGCGTAAAAAAACTGGGTCAGGAAGCAAATATACATATTAATTATTCTTCCCTTGTAATGAAGGTGATTGACCAGTTATACGATAAAATACCTACTGCAAAAATAGACGAATTAGCCGCCGAACAATGCGCCGCACTTTCGGCAAACCATCCAGATTATTCCATATTATCCGCACGTATTATTATTTCAAATCACCAAAAAAATACGGATAACAATTTCTCTAATGTTATGAGGGATTTATATAATTTTACAAATTATAAAGGCGAGAATAAACCACTGGTATCCCAAGAATTATGGGAATTTACCAATCGCTACGCAGAAAAGCTGAATGCAATGATTGACCATAATAGAGACTATTATATTGATTATTTTGGATTTAAAACATTAGAGCGCGCATATTTGTTTAAAATTAATAATAAAATTGTTGAACGCCCTCAGCATATGTGGATGCGCGTTGCGGTAGGTATTCATGGCAATTTACATGCAAACAAACCACAAGAGATGTTAACTTTCGTAAAGGAAACCTACGACTTAATGTCGCAAAAATTCTTTACACATGCGACTCCCACCCTTTTTAATGCAGGAACGCCTAGACCGCAATTATCTAGTTGCTATTTGATTGCTATGGAAGACGATAGTATCGAAGGTATATATAATACTTTAAAGGATTGCGCACAAATATCGAAATATTCTGGTGGAATAGGTCTGCATATTCACAATATTCGAGCAAAAGATTCGCATATTCAAGGGACCAACGGTAAAACGGATGGTATCGTTCCTATGCTTCGTGTGTATAATAGCACCGCGCGTTATGTAAATCAATCTGGAAAACGTAATGGTTCGTTTGCTATTTATTTGGAACCTTGGCATGCAGACGTGGAAGACTTTTTAGAAATGAAGAAGAACCACGGAGACGAAGAATTAAAAGGGCGCGACCTTTTTTACGCTTTATGGCTTCCAGACCTTTTTATGGAACGTGTAAAGAATAACGCTAAATGGGAACTATTTTGTCCGCACGAATGTCCTGGACTGTCTGACAATTATGGTGACAAATTTAAAGACCTTTATGAGCAATATGAACGCGATGGTAAAGCAAGAAAAACAGTAAATGCGCGCGATTTATGGTTTAAAATTTTGGACGCTCAAATGGAAACAGGTACACCTTATCTTTTATATAAAGATGCTTGCAATGAAAAATCGAACCAAAAAAACATCGGAACTATTAAAAGTTCAAATTTATGTGTTGCCCCTGAAACGCTAGTTCTTACCAAAACTGGACATATCGCAATACAAGATATGGTTGGTCAAACAGTAGACGTTTGGAATGGAGAAGAGTTTTCAACTGTTGAAATTGTAAAAACAGGCGAAGACCAAGAATTAATTGATGTATACACAGACGATGGGTCAAAACTAAGTTGCACTCCATATCATAAATTTTATATTCAGGAAACGTATTCAGAAAATTCAGTTAAAATGGTCGAAGCAAAAGATTTACGTCCTGACGACAAATTAATTAAATGTGATTATCCTTGCGTCGATGGGTGCGATACATTTTTACATCCTTATACACATGGGTTTTTTTGCGGCGATGGTACATATGGGAATATTAGTGAAAATCAAGAATCCCCGTGTAAATTTAAAGCATTAAACGGCCATTTCTTTTGTAAACGACATATAGATTATGAAACAGAAGATTATTTATTAAATAATAATGTGGATTTAGAAGATGGAATACCTTGCCAAGCAAAGTCTTATTGCAAAAAACCTATGAGTTATTTATATGGAGATAAAAAGGCATTACTGTCACATATGAATTACAGAACATATACTGAAAACACTGGCCGATATGTGTTAAATTTACCACTTGATATTGCCGAAAAATTTGAAACACCTTCACATAATTGTTCGATAAAAGATAAACTAGATTGGTTTGCTGGTTATTGTGACGCAGATGGTTCTATTTGCAAAAACGGTGAAAATGAACAATTACAAGTATCGTCAATAAATTACGAGTTTTTACAAAACGTTAAATTACTACTACAAACTTGCGGAATAAATCCAAAAATTAAATTATCGCAAAATCGAGAAAAAAGCTATTTACCAGATGGTAAAGGTGGTCATAAATATTTTAATGTTAAACCTATTTACCGTTTATTAATAACCTCTTTTGATTTATATGATTTGATACAGTTGGGTTTTTCTCCAAAAAGACTAAAAATGAGTGGTAATAAACCAGCTAGAAATGCAAAACAATTCATTAAAATATTAAAGGTTGAAAATAATAATCGTATGGATGATACTTATTGTTTCAATGAACCCAAAAAACATATGGGGATTTTTAATGGAATAATCACTGGACAATGCACCGAAATTGTGCAGTACTCAGACGATAAAGAGACGGCTGTTTGTAATTTGGCCAGTATTGCACTACCTGCTTTTGTAAATGAAGCCACCAAAGAATTTGATTACGAGAAACTGCATTACGTGACCAAAGTGGTAACCAATAATTTAAATCGCGTCATTGATATTAATTTTTATCCTACTGAAAAAACGAAAACAAGTAATTTTAGACACCGTCCTATTGGTATTGGTGTACAAGGATTAGCCGATACATTTATTTTAATGAATTTGTCCTTTCATTCAGACGAAGCAAAGGAAGTGAATAAACTTATTTTTGAAACTATTTACCACGCCGCTTTAGAAAAAAGTAATGAATTGGCACTACAAGACGGACCCTATAGTTCATTTGACGGCTCACCAGCTTCACAAGGACTTTTACAATTTGATTTATGGGGTAAAGAGCCAGTACCAGGCCGTTATGATTGGAGCCTTTTGAAAGAGTCAATTATTCAACATGGAATAAGAAATTCGCTATTAATTGCGCCTATGCCCACTGCATCTACGTCTCAAATTCTCGGATACAATGAGTGTTTTGAACCAATTACAAGTAATTTATATAGTCGCCGCACATTGGCAGGGGAATTTGTGGTGGTAAATAAATATTTAATGAAGGAACTCATTCAACTTGGCCTTTGGAACGAACAAATTAAAAATAATATTATAGCAAATAAGGGTTCTGTCCAACAATTATCGATGTTATCAGAAGAGATTAGAAATAAATACAAAATTGTTTGGGAAATGCCTATGAAACATTTAATCGATATGGCGGTTGATAGAGGCGCGTATATTTGTCAGAGTCAAAGTTTGAATTTGTGGTTAGAAGACCCAACGTATAACTCATTGACCTCTATGCATTTTTATTCTTGGAAACAAGGGCTGAAGACAGGGATTTACTATTTGCGTAGAAAGGCCAAACATCAAGCACAACAATTTACGATTGAGCCAGAACAAAAAAAAGATGATAGCAGCGAAAGAGATGAAATATGTGAGAGTTGCTCTGCTTAATATCCACCTTTAGGAAAGGTGGAGCCAAACACACTTTTCACTACGTAGTAGAAACGTGGAGCCAAACATTAAGAATGACGTGTCCAACCCTTAAGGATGACGTTGAAAAAAATAAATTTATAACGATTATCACAGTATAAATTTATTTAATTTTTATAGATTTTAGAATTGCTGACTATGTTTTGTTTTCTCTATAAATTGACCGCATGTTTTATTCAAATCTACATCATATTTCAACTTCATAAAACAACGCAACGTCACTAAAATATCAATAAACGAATTGTGCAAATCATTCGGAATCGTATGAAATAATGTCTGGTGCAATTCACTCAATTTGGGGTATTTGTTATATTCTTTACCATATTTGTCAATTTTCTTAATACTACATAATTCTATTGTGTTTTGCATGGTGCAATATATATTCGTGAAATTTGTGATGAAATGTAAATTATTTTTATAATTTTTAATTTGATGTTCTTCAGCAATAGTATCATAAATGAATCGTAACAATTCAACCTTGACCATTAGAATATCGAATATTATATTATGTCCTACTAATATATCCGCTGTTTTTAAATGATTGCAAAACACATCCAATACTTTATTTAAATTTTTTCCTTTTATTTTAGATATATCATGAGTAATTCCATGAAAATTGATAGATTCACTGCTTATAACAACATTGTCACCAACTTTTATAATATCGTCGCTTGATACGGTAATTTCATTTAATTCTGTATCATAAATTACATAACTAAATTGAACAATGTGTGGCCATAAATGTAATGTATCCGGGCTAATTATTTTTGATTCTGGAAGTCCACTGGTC